CAACGTAGAGCATTTCGGGCAAATGAGGATAGGAGCAGACATTGCAGACAGCGGTGCTAACTGTTCCGTTATTATAAAGCGCTCTGGTTCTGGAACAGATCTTATATTTAGATCTCCCAAAGAAGACCAGATGGACTTTGTAGGAAAAATAATTCTTTCCTCTCGTGAAAACAACAATGCAAAGATATTCATAGACAGAGTAGGCGTAGGAGCGGGCACTTTGTCAAGGTTGCGCGAACTGGGACATGATGTTATAGGTGTAAATGCAGGTGAAAAACCTTCAGATCCACTGAAATATGCCAATAAAAGAGCAGAAATGTTCTGGAGACTCAAACAATGGGTACAAAAGGGGGTAGTTTTCAGCAATCACGACTATTGGGACGAACTTTTAGATATTAAGTACAAACCAGACTCTTCAGGAAGGATAAAAATAATGCCAAAGGAGAGAATGCTTAGAGAAGGAATAGCCTCTCCTGACGTTGCAGATGCTTTATCCCTGACATTCTACTTTTCAGACAGGCAAGAAGTCTATATGAGTCCCGAAGAGCGACAATTTTATAAAGTTAAAAAGAGAAAAGCCAAAAGAAGCAGGAGACCGAGCGGATCTATAAAAGTAAGACAAACAAGTTACTAAAATGTCAAGAGCAAAAACAAATAAGACTAAAAAAACATCGGGAGGAGTCCCAGATTATCTTAATTACAGACCTAGCAAAACGGACAAACAGGTAATTGCGGACATTTATGATGCAACCACGGACATGGAGTCCATAAAAGGGAGCACTTATGCAGAATTTAACGATATTAGTCAGAAATCATACATAGAAGATGCTCAGAAGAGGCTCAATGCATATGTTCCAGACAAAGATTCATATGATCCACCAAAAGAAGATTGGCAAGCGAACGTTGCTTTACCTAGTATTAGGAATAAGTTAAAGCAAATGTTGGCTGGTTTTTCTTTAAGTGTGCCTGACTTGCAGGTTAACGTGACCGGAAGCTTAGATGCTCAGTTAAAGCCAGACAAGGGGAGAGTTGCGAGTATGCTCATCAAAAATTCATACGAAGTTCATACTAATCCAGTTATAGAGAATTTCTGGGAAGCGTGGGAGTGTGCTTCAACAGGAACTGTTATTAAGTATGAAGGTTACCTAAAGACTAAGTATAAACAGAAATTCATTAAATCTTACAATACAGTGACAGGAGAGATAGATTTTGATGAAAAGGAGGTAAATGTTGATGATCGCTGCATATCAATGGCAGTCCCTATTACTGAGTTTCTTATAGATAACTTTTACATACACGATGTCCAAGACCAGCCTCAGTTGGTTTGGGATAGGAAATACAACAAAGATGAATTTGAAAATGAGTTTGGCAAATATGCTAACAGCAAATATGTCAATTCAAAGGGAGCTTTTGAAAAATTCAATACAGCTTCAACCTATTATAATAAGGAAAAATGGCAGGGAAGAGTCAAGAGCGGACAGATTGAAGTAATCAGATACTATAATAAGCCTAAGGATCAATATAGGATTATTGCTAACGGAGTCTTGCTATTAGATGCTCCTTTACTTTGGTCAGTTAATGGAAGAAAGAAGTATCCATTTGCAAAGTCTATCTTAGAACCATTCACTACAAAGCATTTTTTCTGGGGTAAAGCATTCCCAGACATTATGGCTGGAGAGTATGATATTTCTAATACGTTGTTCAACAGCGTAATGGATAAAGAATTCAGGTCTCTTGTAAAGCCACTGTTAGTTGGACAAATCAACAGAGATGCATTTGAGCTTGAAGATGAGTATGTGACTGGATCAACTAAGATCTATGTTGATGATATAAACCAAGTAAAACCAATGGATATCGAGGGAGCTACGCAGACTGACTTGGCTATGATACAGTTAGTCTTGAGAGGATTAGCAGAATCTGCACCAGAGATGCCTGATATTCTGGCAGGAGATAGACCAACAGCCCGTGAGGTTTTAATAGCAGAGGAAAAGATGAAAGAACTGAAGTCCATCTATTCTGCTTTTTTAACTGATTTGTGGGTTCAGAAATATAAGCTTCGCCTTGCAAATATAACTGCGAACTATGTTTTCCCACGAGAGGTTATGGGAACTGACGGGAAAGTAGTCTCCGTGAATCGCACGTTTACTATTCCTAATACTGTTTTAGATGAGAAGACAGGGAGAACAGGAATCTTGGTGTTAGAGTTTAGAAACGTTAAGAAGTCTGAAGCTCAAAAGATTGCTAAGGAAATAGCTATCCAAGAAGAACAGATGAAAAAGAAAGGATTAAATTACAAAAAGAAAATACTGGCATCTGACTTTTTTGACAATCACGAATATAGTATTAATGTAATTGCAGAATCGTTGCACAAAGTCTCCCAGGCTAAAGCACAAGCTGAAATCAAGGAGAAGATACCGATCTTGGCACAGTATTTTCCAGAGATGTTTGCCGTTAGCCAGGAGGCATACTTCAAAGAAGTCAGCCTGGCATATGACGATGATCCAGATATGGCGTTGCAAGAGTTTGCAAAGTTTGAACAAGCAAAGAGTGAAAGGCGTAAAGCTGAGCAAGAAAAAGCTCAGTTCACTGGCGAAGAGTCTGGAGGGCAACCTCAACAGCCTCAAAAGCAACCTAAACCTCAACAGTCTCAACAAAAATAATATGAAACAATTTTTAATAAGATTATTATTCCGTTTATTGGATAGAGACGTCACACGTGTAGATAATGTGAAGATCGAGCAGTGGTTAGCTCAGACAGCGCAGGATTTAAGATTCATAGAATATGTCCAGCACAGAGACCTTCATCTATTGAAGACATTAGGTTCTGGTCTCAGTAAAGAGGATATGGTGATAACCACTGCTAAAAGATTTGAATTATTGGCTTTCTTTAATAGCGCGATGAGGGCTAAGGATAAGCTTGAAAAAGAGAAAGCATCAAAATTAAAAAAGGTCGAGAGTATTAAAAACAAAAAGAAATAATATGTTTGATGAAAAGTATTACCAAGAGAAAATAGACAAACTTCAAAATAAGCTTGTAAAAGAGAAAGACAGGGTGTTGAACGAATTGATTGCTTTGACAGGAGCATTCCTTGATCGTCAAAGAGAAATCCAAGAGGATTTCAAAGAGATTTCTTTAAGGATAGCCAAAGCGAAAGAAGAGGATAAGGCTGTGGAGAAAACTGCGAAGAAACCTGTGGAGAAAGCTCCAAAGAAAAAGGGATAACTGTACCTTATATTAAAAGGTGGAACTCTTGTTAGAGAGGCTTTTTGGCCGTTAAATTCTTTTTCTGCTCCACCTTTTTGGGGTTTAACGGCTAGAAAACCTCTTTAGCGAGGTAAAGGTCGGTCATCTTGGCGTGAGCTGCCAAGTTCAAATAATTAAGCTATAAAACCATGACTGATGAAAAAACTGACTTAAAAAAAGAGACTGATAAAAGCTCTTCTGATACTGGTCAATCAGGTTCAAGCTCTGAATTAAATTATGAAGAGTTTGATGATGAAACTTTTATTGTTCCTAAGTCTGAACTAAAAAAACTATTTGATGACAAGGAAAACTATAAGAAGGGTTTGCTTGCTTACAAGGATAAAGATAAAGCTGATAAGGTTGAAAAGAAAGAAGCGCCTGCTAAGGAGACAACTGAAAAAGTTGAAGGTGATTTTGTCACTAAAGATGAATTCAGAAAAGCCTTAGAGAAGGACGCTATTAAGAAAGTTGCTGAAGGACATCCTGAAATAGTTGATAGTTGGGATAAGATTGTAGAATTTTATTCTCCACGATCTGGAAGGGACTCTGTTGATGCCATTGCTTCTGACTTAGAAGATGCTTTCTTCATATGGGAAAGAAAGACTGGTGGCAAAAAAGAGACCGAAGACAAGAAAGCTAAGGCAGATCTTGCTTCTGATTCCAGCGGTGTTGAAAAAGGTTCTGGATCTAAGGGAACTGAGAAAGAACGAAAAAGAGTTCTTCCTAAGCGGACTCCGGTTACCGAATGGTATAAAGATCCGAATAAGAAGGACGAATAAAGGTCTTTAATAAAAAACCAAATTACCCAGAAAAATGATTACACCACTTAGAAAAGGATCTGGTAAAACTACTACGTTGTTAACTGCTGCTGACACAACTATCACTAAATATGATATCTTGGTTTATGCGAGCGGTTACGTACAAAGAGCTACAAACACCGTGATTGAAGGTAGATTTATGGCTTTAGAGGATAAAGTCACTGCTGCTGGAGATCACGAGGATCTTTTAGTTCTTTATCTTGGCGGAGTGGAATGTGAAGCTGACACTACTGACAATATGGCCCAAAGCTATCTTGGCACTTATGTTGACCTAACAGACCATGACACCATCGATCCAGATTCCGGGAGTTACGATTGTTTTTATATTACTGAAATGATTGGAGCGACTACAGACAAGAAATGTAGGGGTTATTTTGTTCAACAAGTTTCTGTATAAAACATGATTACATCAAAAGATTTTCCATCATTGACGGACGATTTACAGGAGATTTTTGACGAAGTAGCTGCTCGTAAGGTTAGTGAGAACGTTGGTTTCAGAGTCTTTAATGTCTTTGATACTAATAGACTCTCTTACGACTACTTGATTCTTCATGGATTAGAGGGCATTAAAAAGGTTGCTGAAGGAGCAGATTTACCTGCTATAACTGGCGAAGAGGGCGATACAGCCACTTGGACTCAGTCATATTACGGTGGAATTGTTCCCGTAACCAAGAAAATGAGGAAGTTTGATCTTTATGATCAAATTACTAATAGAGTAAAATCTATTACCGAAGATGCTTTCGATAAAATTGATCAGAGTTTAGCAGATGTGCTTATTCAAGGGACTAGTGCCACTTATACTGATCCCTATGGTGAAACTATAACTAATGCCTGTCCTGACGGAGAAGTATTATTTTATGCTACACATAGCACACCTCTGAACGCTAACACTTTTACGAATATCATGAATGACGGGACTAATGACAATCCATCTCTTTCAAGAGACGCGATTGTACAGATGAGGGCAACAGGATTGAAACATGCTGATCCTAATGGAATTATAAGACCTGTCAGTTATGACACTCTTATAGTCGGCCCAGATCTTGAAGATTTAGCAGAAAGACTTATCTATTCTGAATATCTTCCAGGTTCTGCAAACAATGATAGGAATCCATTAAAGGGCAAAATCAAGAATTTGATCGTGTGGCCAAGATTGGCTACTGCATCAGATTCTACTGACGGATCTGCTTATTGGTATCTTGCTGACTCAACCGGAGTCAAAGAGACACTGAAATGCTTATTCTCAGAAAGACCAAGCCTGGACGCTCCTGAACAAGTGTATCAAAACAAGAATTGGGAATATTCACTCGATTTTTTCTACACTATCGGTAGAGGATTTCCTGCATACATTGCTTTCAGCGATGGTACTGACGCCTAATTCGTCTCTTCCTTGTAGAGAGATTACGTCCTAATTGGGTAGCC